ACTTCCTTTACTAATATTTTATGGCTTCATGGGTTCATTGTCAAGAAAAATTTTACCGAATAATATAAATTATTTCCAGAAACCACTTGACATTTACCATTTACGGGTGTAATATTGGATTACAGTTTATACAATACGGTAAAACCGTAGGAGGTGATAGTTTGAGAAATCTAAAAGCGGAGATGGTAAGAATTGGGATCACAAATTATGATGTTAGTCGTCTTTTGGGGTGTTCAGAGAAAACTGTGAGAAATAAAATGAGCGGACGATCCCAGTTTACTATTTCGGAGGCGGAAAAGATTAGAGACCACTTTTTCGAAAGCTTGTCCCTAGAGTATCTTTTTGTTGATTCGGATGCAGTAGAAAAAAGCGCGTAAAAAAACCGCCCTCAAGGAGAGGGCGGGTAAAGGTGATGATTAGCTCGAAACCAGAGGTCGGTCCAGAAGCTTTATCTGAAATAGAACAGCACTTTCCAAAATGGGGGATCCGGGATAACTGTATAAGTTATCTTAAACTTTGCGTAAGCATCCTTGTATTTCCTTCCCCCACTTTCTTCTACGGTCACATATGATGTGGCGCTAGATGAAAAATGGCTATCGATTTCCACAAAAACTCCATTAGTTGTGGCTGTATCTGGAATAGAATCTTTTTCTGTGATCTCGGTTATAAAGTAGAAATAAGGTTTATCCATCCCTGCTTTGCCCTTCACAGAGCCTCCACTCGCCACATGAGTTCCGTTTAGTTTATGCTTATACACCAAATCTCTTCCTAGATGATTATACTCAAGCATCTCTACCTTTATCTTGTATTTAATATTCAATTCTCCGACTTCATAGGCATAACGAACGTATCTGTCAACATGCAAATAATAAAGCACTGTACAAAACAACGCAGAGAACGCTAGGGATAATAAAATTTTGGGGAGACTATTCTTTAATTTTTTCATAGTTTCAACCCCTTTCGACCAGATTCTACCATCAATCGCGCCCGGCTTCAATCATTATTGAATTAATCACACTAAAATCGTAATAAACGCAACAATAAGGGAGTTGATCGCATGGAATACGATCTTCGGGCCATTGTAGCGGAGGCCTTAAAAGAATATCTCCCCTTGCTTTCATCCGGTAAAGACCGGTTTACGGCGGAAGATATTGCCGAGCGATACGGTATACATAAAGATAACGCCCGGAGAATGATGAATAACGGGGATTTTGGAGAGGTGATCGCCATTACGCCTAGAAACAAGGTGGTGACGCTGGCGGGGTTACTGGCGTATGAGGACAGGAAAAAAGGCCTTATTGAGAGCGAGACGAAAAGGCCGGCGCGAAGCCGGAAAAACAAGACGGTCGTAGGGAGGATATGAAATGAAAGCCTTGTACACCTGCGGGAACCAGGTAATCAGCAAAGACGGCAAGGGGTATATCGTCCACCGTCGTGACGGGAGCGATCGAAAACGGTATAAAACCATGGAAGAAGCGTGGTGGGGAGCCGTAGAAGCTGCCGGTATAAGGAGGTGAGGGAAAAACGTTGAAAACCTTGTATTGCCCTTTGGGGAGTGCCCATGAAAGAGAAAGCGGGAAGTCGCCCGCTTCCCGCTCTCCCGTCGCACTTTGTCCCCGGCATGACGCACCGTTTGGTTAACACTTGCCGCGTGCACGCGGCTCCCCGACTAGACGGGCAAAGCGGCCCAGGGCGAATGGTTGCTTAGTCATGCCCCCTGCACCGACGGACGCGACCCGCCTGCGGCTTACCCGCAGGACTGGGCAGGGCTTACGGGGGACACAGGATTGGTTTCAGATGGTGAAATGCTTTACGCATTTGGCATCCTCCCCCTTTCCTGACCCATGGGCATTCCCTCAAGGGCAACACAAGGATAACACGAAACCTGACGATATACAACCAGAAAGGAGGGAAAAGCGTTGCGAAGTCAAGTGGTGCTTTCGGGAAGGTTTGAGGTAACAGATACCGGAGAGGTATACAGGATCAAAAAAGGGCACCGTGAAAAGGCAACGGTTTACAGTGCCGGTCGAAACCGGAATTATGAAATCGTGTCCTACTATGAAAACGGCAAACAAAACCATGCGTATGTCCATCGTCTGGTTGCCTCGGCGTTTATACCGAATCCTGGAAAGTTGCCGGAGGTAAACCATAAAAACGGGGATACGCACGATAACAGGGCGGAGAACCTGGAATGGGTAACGCGGAAAGAAAACGCCAACCACGCCGTTTCCATCGGATTGTCGAACGTTATGGCCACGGGTGCCCCGTGTGCAATGTGCGGAAGTTTTACAAAGTCAAAAAGGGGGATTTGCCCGGCGTGTTGGAAGAAATCGAAATCGGATGCGAAGAGGATGGACCACATGCAGGAAATCCGAAAAGAGCTATCAACCATTGATCTCGGCGGTTTGACGGAGAAAACGCGGAATTATGTGATCTGCCGGATGAAAGGTATGACGCATCAGGACATCGCGGACGTCTACGGGGTCACAAGACAGTGCGTAGAACAAGCCATATCCGCCGCGCTGAGGAAATCAAAAAACGCACAGGCCCTAACGCGCATGGCGTCCTCCATGACAAAAGATGATCTAATCAGGGCGTTGTGCGGGCTGAAAATCAGAAATAGGGAGGGGGAGGCATCGTGAAACGTGTTTTTCCGGCAGTGTCGGCCGTGCTAGGTATCTTGGGCATGTTTATGACGCTGGGGGCTGCCGGGGCAAGCGACTGCGGAGAGATGCCCTTCGGGGAATCCGCCGCATTTGCCTGTATCGGCGCCGCACTGGTCGCCGTGTCAGTATGCATACATAAAAAGATCGCCGCCTGTGGTGGCACACAGACGACGACGCGCAAAAAATAATCAACCACCCTCATTATGAGGGAAAAAAGGAGAAATGTCAAGTGTATATGCTGGGAACGGAGTTAAAAGAGATCATCGTCCAACAGGCGGCACAGATCGCCGAACTGAGGGAACTGCTGCATAATGCCGAGACGGCGCAAGATTATTGGCGAAAAGAATATGATAAGGCGGTAAAGGAGGCACGGAATCATGACACTGTATGAGATACGGGACCAGATCGCCCGGATTTTAGATACGGGATTTGTGGTAGATGAGGATACTGGAGAAGTTTTAGCGGATGAATCCAGCCTTGACGACCTAAAAATGGCCGAGGAGGAGAAACTTGAAAATATCATCTGCTACCGCAAAAACCTGTTGTCAGAAGCAAAGGCCATCAAATTCGAGGAAGAATCCCTAAGTAAGCGGCGCAAGGCCAAGGAGGCCAAAGCGTCACGCCTGGACCAGTACATAGCGAGCTGTATGCGTATGTCCGGACGCGATAAATTCGAGACTTCCCGTTGTAAAGCATTCTTTCGGTGCTCGAAATCGGTGGAGATTGACGATTATGTATTTTATGACTCCGCCCCGGAGCAGTATATCAGGGTCAAGCGGGAGGCGGACAAAAACGCCATTAAAGCGGCTATCGCATCTGGGACATCGGTGTCGGGAGCCGCCCTCGTCGAAAAGGAAGGGCTGGTGATCCGATGAAATTCCGGGTACTCGATGCGGATGAAATCGATTGCCGAGTTTCTACCGTAAGCGAAAAAGGGTGCTCTTTGCTATTATACAAAGACGCCCGTTGCGACATGAACATCCTGGACGAAACTCTCGGGCCCGAAAACTGGCAGAGACGGCACTATGAGGTAAAGGGCAGCCTGCATTGTGAAGTATCGATCTGGGACGACAAAAAAGACCAGTGGATCAGAAAAGCGGATTGCGGAACGGAAAGTAATACCGAAAAGGAAAAAGGGGAATGCTCCGACAGCTTCAAGCGGGCCTGTTTTAATTGGGGTATTGGAAGGGAACTGTATACGGCGCCATTTATATGGGTGCCTGAAAGCAAACTGAACCTTTGTGACCGTAACGGCAAAAAAACCACGCATGACCGGTTTAGAGTAGAGAAAATCTTGATAACCGAGACTCACAAGATAACGGCACTATCCATTTGGAATGATACCAAGAACTGTCGGGCCTTTGTGTGGCAGGCCTCATGAGACAGTGCCGAATCTGCGGGTCATATTACTGGATCGAGAAACATCATGTGTTCGGAGGGCCCAACAGAAAAGCATCAGAAAAGTTTGGAATGGTTGCCGATCTCTGTCATTGGTGTCATAACGAGCCGCCGAACGGAGTGCATCACAACCGGGAAAATGACTTGCGTTTAAAACGGGAATATCAGGCTATATTTGAGGATCAATACGGACACGACGCCTTTATGGAGGTGTTCGGGAGGAATTACCTATGAGTGGACAGGATTTGATGAACGAACTGGCGGCAAAGGTCGGCTTGTTGGATACCGCTCTGAGGAAACTCGGGGAACGAGGCCGATCACATGCGCAGGCAGAACGGGACTACCGTGTGGCACTGGCCAAAAAAATCCTGATCGAGCGGGATAAGGGTACGCCAGTCACGATTATTTCCGACATCTGCAGGGGCTCCGCGGAAATCGCCGCCAAAAAATTCGCGCGAGATTGCGCCGAGACGAATTATGACGCGGCAAAAGAGGCGATAAACACATACAAACTACAAATCCGCATACTGGAAAACCAGATAGAGCGGGAATGGAGAGGATAACATGCTCAACAGTGTATGCCTAATGGGCCGATTGACAGCCGATCCGGAACTGAAAAGCACACAATCGGGGGTATCTGTGTGCAGCTTCCGCATCGCGGTGGACCGTACCTACCAGCCAAAGGGACAGGAAAAACAGACCGATTTCATTAACATTGTCACATGGCGGGGCACGGCTGAGTTTGTCAGCCGGTATTTCCGCAAGGGCCAGCTCGTCGCGGTGCAGGGTTCGATCCAGACAGGCCAGTACACCGATCGGGACGGCAACAAGCGCACCACCTTCGACGTGGTGGCGGACAACGTATTCTTTGCCGAGAAAAAGGCCGAATCCGGCGAAACCAAGCAGGGGGCAGGGTACGATCATAGCCCGGACATTCAGGGCGATTTTGAGGAGATCATGGGCAATGATGAACCCCCGTTCTGACGGCTGCCCCGTCTGCCGGAAGCTGGGGATCACAGTGGATACAACCCATTATATCCACTGCCCCGCTTACCGGGATATGGTACATATGAAGCATTGCACAGGTTGCAAATACCATAAATACGAGTTTTCCGGCGACTGGTGCCGGTACGGGAGGGGGAGGGCGATTGCCTAACCGAATTTTGAAAGAATCCATCTGCACCAGTGAAAGCATTGACGACATGAGCTGGTTTGAAGAATGCTTTTTCCATCGGCTGTTAGTAAACTGCGACGATTACGGAAGATTTGACGCAAGGCCGGCTATATTGAAATCCAGGCTTTTCCCGCTGAAGGAGAGGCTATCGCTCAAAGACATAGAAGGTGCGCTTAAGAGATTGGCGGATATAGGCTGCGTGAAGCTGTACACCTGTGACAGTAAGCCCTACCTATATCTCCCGACATGGGAAGTCCACCAGACGGTCCGAGCCAGAAAGAGCCGATATCCTGATCCAAACGGCGTGAATGCATGTGAAATCATTTGCAAGCAGATGCAAGCAGATGATCCCGTAATCCAATCCAATCCGAATCCTATTCGTATTCGAGATACGGATA